GACATGATTTCAGCGGTCACTTGTCTAACTAATAATTCAAAGATAAATCCCGTATTTTTAAATTTCGAATGTTTTATTTTTTTCATCAAATTGACAATTATTCAGATATAAATATATTTTTCTATTCGTTTATTACTCTTTTGTTAAATCTTCTGCCAAAATCGTTTTTTTATTACCATGCATATCCTTAAAAACCTCTAAATACGAGTCTTTTCTGGCTTTCCACGGTTGAGAACCTTCTTTTCTCTTTAACGTTTTGATTCCTAATGGGTCTCTTCCTTCTGGATGGTCATCTTTGCCGTATCTCACAGGGTCTTTTGGTCTACCTACATTTCCAGTTTCTTCTAATTCATTATTGATTCTATCAATTTCTTCTTCTACGTTTGTAGTTCCTTCTTGTCCTGTTGGTTTTGCCGGGTCATTACCTTGCGTTTCAATAGATGTTAAACGGAATTGTTGTTTAGTATCTTCTAATACTGCAAGTGTCAATTCATCTTGTTCATCTTCTGCAAATCCCATAATAGAATCATACATCCATTTTTTAGAGAACATTTTGGTTTGTTGCATTTGAGTAATTAACTGAACTTTAGAAGTATATAATTCTACCTTTTCTTGTTCATAAATTTTAGATGGAATTGTTAATTCTAAACTAAAATTAGTTAAAGATTCATCATCTATACCTTGAGCATATAAGTGAATAATTGCAATTTTTGTTAATTCGGAAACAATAACTCTTTGAACTCTTTCGATGGTTTTTGCAAATCTAACATCCATTGCTGCTAAAGTTGCTTTACCATTTGTATCTTCACTATAACCTAAAAATGCTTTTGGAATTTTCAAAGCTGCCATTAACTTATTCTTTAAATAGTTAAGGTCATCAGTCATTGTATATTCCAAACCTTTTAATGTATCAATTGAAGTACCATTATCATTACCTCTAACTGGCATATAATAATCTTCAGTCATATTCATCATATTAAACTTCAAATTATATTCTCCGGTTTTTTCATCTACAAAAGGAACTTTCTTAGATGATTGGATAATTTTTTGCATGTATTGGTCAACTTCAGTTGGTGGTATATTACCAACATCAATTTTAAAAATTCTTTTTTCAGGAGCTCTCATTACTCTATGAATTAACATAGCATCTTCCATCAGCATAATTTGTTTCCAAACTCTTCTACCACCTTCAATCATAGATTTTCCGTAAGGTAAAAAGTTAGGGTCTGAATTTAATCGGAAGTGTGCTACTTCATAGTTCTCCAATTCTTTCTTTGGAGTTTGTGACATACCACCTAATGGGTTTTGGTATGGAGCATATACAAATTTAACTCTTTGTGGGTTAGTTGGGTCAAAACCTTCTACTCTCGTTGTTTCGTAAGAAGATAATGGCATTACATTTACAATACCCAAACCTTCTGCTATTTCTAATTGTAAAAACAAATCACCATACTTAACTAAATTTCTAGTCCATGGCCATAGAGTAAACTCTACATTCATTATATCGTAGAATAAGTTTTCCAATATTTGTTTTATTTTATCATCAGGGTGATGTATTTTTAAAACATTTCCTTGTTCGTTTTTTGGAGTACATTCATCTGCGTAAATATCTAATGCAGATGCAATAATTGGGTCCATATCCATTGAATCATAATCTCTAAACAAGTCAATTCTAACTTGTTGATATGCTAAAGATGATTCTACTAACCCACCACCATAAGATGCCATTCTCAATTTCATATAACGGTCTACAAGGTTTGTTGTCATTGATTGATACTCATCGGTATCAACAACTTTAACACCTTTAGTCGTTTTACGAACTATCGTATTGGTTGAGAATAATTTTTGTAACCTACTAAATATTGTTTTATCTGCCATTTTAATTAGAATATTTTTTTAAATATATGGAAAATTTTTGGTATTACCAAATTTACCACTTTCTACAACTCCAGTATCTTGCTTTTGTTCTTGGTCCTGGATTTGCACAATTATGTCTAGCTCTAAACGATTTTCTTCTCGCAGGGTTAGATTTTTTAATTCTCATATTAGGGTCACCAAAGTTTACTTTAACAACTCTGCCAGCTGGATTTTTTACATATACTTTAAACTTTTTAACATCACCGGCCATTGGTTTACCCAAAGGAACATCTCTACCCTGATATTCTCCTTCTAATAAACACGGGCAAGTTGCTTCGTTTAATTCTTGATTATATTCTCTCATGAATTTAACGAAATCCACCATATCTTGCTCATTAACTACATCATATTCATCGATGTTATGGTTATCACCATCATCACCAAAAAATCCACCAGGTTGATTAATTGCTGCAGAATCTGCTGCTTCATTAAATTTTTTCAGAGGTACTAAATTAATAAGTTTCATTTCATTTATATTTTCATTATTCGGAACACAATTTGGAACTTCTTTTCCGTTTTTCATTTTCATTCCAACTTGTTTATAACCGGTCCAACAAGGTCCTTCGTTCATCTCAATACTTTCATTACATTTTTTCCAACCACCACCTTTTGATTTGTAGTTTTTTGCTGCCCATCCATTTGCATACGCTGATGGATATACATCAAATTTAGATTTTGCCGCTGATTTAGATGCTGACCATTTACCTGGATCGGTTGGACAATTTTTTTCTAAAAACAATTGTATTCTTTCTTCTATGTTCATAGTTTCATTTTTTGGTTTAGTTGAAACATATATTGGTTTTTTGCCCTGTCCTGCACTATCTTTACCACCTCTACCTGCTTTATTTTGTGCAGCTCTTTTTCTATTGGTTGCACTTTCTTTTTCTTTTTTACTCATTCCGGCTGCTTTTGCTGCTGGAACACATTTTGCATAACCACTCTTTTTTCCCGATGTTCCGCATGGTGGGTGTTTTCCATCGACTTTTTTTCCGATGTTTACCCACTTTTCTTTAAACCATTTATTTAAGTCTTCGTTCATCTATAAGAGTTTCAACATATAAATATATAATTATCCCAATAACCAATGTAAATTCTCAGTTTCTCCTTTACCCAAATCCATTTCATATGGATTTTTCTTCATATCATTATTTGTATAAACACTTTGATATTGAGAAACTTGTGCGGAATTTAACATTTGTTTTGTCAAATCTATTCCTTCTTGTTTTAATCTTAATGCAGTATTTCTTACCCACAAACCAATACCCAATGCCATTGTAAGGTCATCATTATATCCCTTCATAGCTTCTGCTTTACCATTGTTCCAAATAAATGTAAATAGTTCATCTATCAACCTATTAGAACGAATTAAGATATCTTTATCGGTCATATAACTATCTAATGCAGAAATGATTAAAGGTCTAGTCTTTGTTGTAGTAGAAAATCCTGCAACCATTTGTCTTTCTTCTCTATAAAATTTGTTTGACATTTGTCTTTCAACATCAACATATTTTAAATCATTACTCATATAGAATAAATTGCCATATCCTCTATCTATACATTGTTGTATCGCTGCCCAACCTACATTTGAGTTTTCCACAATAAGTAATGCATTGTTCCATTCGGTTGCAACTGCTACTAATAAGTTTCCAAAATCCTTTGTATCAATTTTACCTCTATATTCTGCAACTTGTGAACTATCTTCGATATCAACTACTTGGAATGTAGAATAATCCGAACCATCACCTCTGGCAACGTCGGCAGATATCAAATACTGTCTATTATAATTTGGATGTTCCCATTTCCAATAGTTTCCATCAAATCCTGTTTTTTCAATTGGGTCCATAACATAGGTATCTTTATACCATAACAACAATTGTGGGTCGATTACATTGTCACCAGAACCAACGAAGTCACAATCACATTCTTGCGATGCACCTTTAACTCCTAAAATTCTCGTTTGTTCATCTCTCCATGATTGGTTTCTTTCAGGGTGAACCGTCCAATGTAGTTTAATACAATTGAAACCATTTACACCACTCTCACCATCTACCCACATTTTATGGAACCAGTTACCGATACCATTTGGGGTAGACAATACGATTGCAGAACCACCCGTTGATAGGGTTGATTGTGCTGATAACCAAATTTCATCAATATCTCTAATGAATGCCGCCTCATCCACAACTAATAGTGATAAGGCTTCAGAACGACCTGCGTCGGGAGAACTTGCGATTGCTTTTACTTGCGAACCATTCTTTAATTTAAGCGATAGTTTGTTATCTTCAGCTGCTGCCGTTGAACCATCTCTTAACCATATAGGAAGTAAATCGTGCATAACCCTTACTTTCTCTACTAAGTTCTTTGCAACAGTCACTTTAGTTGCAATAACCAACGCATTAAAGTCTTGGTTAAATAACATCTTCCAAAGTATAAAACCGGCAGAAAGAGTTGATAAACCCAACTGTCTACTTTTAAGAATAATGTTAAAACGATTTTCTTTAAAATCCGTTAAACATCCTTCCTGGAAAGGATAAAGGTGAAAGGGAATTTTTCCTCTCACCGGATGCTGAATAATACAATATTTTTTCATAAAGTAAATTGGGTCTCCCGCACATTTACGATATTCTTCAGCAATTATCTCTTTTAATGATTTCTTAGGTTGCCCTTGAACGCTCATTATTTTTTAAATTTAATTTTCCAATAAACACCACCACCAATATATGGAGATAATGTTCCATTAGTTCCATCAGATACTCTATTAGCAACACCTATTCCTAAATTATAGATTTTATCTTTTTTAGTTTTCACCAATAAACCAGCACCTATATTAGATACAACATCTGCTTTGTTAAATCCGCCTGTAAAACCATAGTATACTTGTGTTTTAGGTAATTCTTTAACAATCATAGTTTCTTTAATAGTTCTTTCTTTAACTTTTGCATCGAAAGTTCTACCTAAGATTTTATTTTGTGAAATTGTATCGATTACTGCAACTGTTCCTAATGAATCAGGCAATACCAATACATCTTTATATAATACCTTTGAATAGTAATCTTTTAATAATGCTGCCGTATCTACTACTGCAGGAATTACAACTTCTTTTTCAACAATTGTTTCGTGATAGATATCTTGACCTTTTTTTGTAACTACTTTAGTTTTTACAACTTCAAATGTATCAATATCATGTTTAATAACTTCATATTTTTTACCATCAATTCTAACAGTTCTTCCTGGCATTTTTCCACCTGGATTAAAATATTCCAATAATACGATTACAACTAATACCGCAATTGCGATGTTTTTTAAATTCAATAAATTTTTCATAATTTTTATTTTATTAATTCTGGATGTTTTAATTCACGTAACTTATTTTCCAATGCTAACTTACGTTCTATCAATGCTTCAATAGCATCGTAAGCACCATCAATATCTTTTTTTAAATCTGTTTTTACTTTTTCAATATCCACTTGCCAAGTCCATTTTTCAATTCTACCATCTTCTGTGACAGTTTCAAAATGGTCTTTTATTCCAGCATAAGCTTCTTCCATTCTTTGTTTATCATCTCTCACATATGCTAACTTGTTTAAAGTTATCTTGTAATCTTCGAAAAAAGGCCACGTTCCATCGTTTCTTAACTCTTGTTCCAATTTTCTTAAACAAACAACACAATATCCTGTTTTTGCTACCGACTTTTTATCAGCTGGAGCGTATTTGGCGGTTGGACAATTTTCTGAATGGCATGTTGTTAATTTTTTTAAATAATCTCTAACATCATCCATTTGAGAAACTTTACTCTTAAATCCCTCAAATTGTTCCCATTCTTGCCCATCACTATCTACCCACTTTTCTCCAACTTCTCTTTTCGTAGTATCTTCTACTTTTTCATAACCAAACACTCTTTGTGTATTATCTTCTCTACCAAATACAGTGTCTATAATTAGTTTTCGGGATTTATGCATTCCCTTACTTTTTTCGTCCCAACTTTTTCTTTTTGCCATAACCTGTTAATTATATGTATTGTTTTTGTTTATTTTTTACCCATTGCTTGCTTTACCAATGATACTGCCATCTTTTTAACGGCTTGTTTATCATCATATTTTAATGCAGATTTAACCAAAATTGTATTACCTGTTATTGGATTTTTAATCTTCTTTTGTAATACTCTTTGAACTCTTTTTTGTGTTTGTGGGTCTAGAGATTTTAATTTTGATTTTAATTTATCCGTAGTTCCCAATTTTGGTTTTGAAGTAGGTGTTTGTTTAACTTTCGTTTTCTTATCACCCATATCTTTTGCTCTTTCTGCTCTTTTGGTAGTTGCTACTATTTTTGCAAATACATCTCTATCAAATTTAGGATATACTTGTTGAAATATTCTTTTCTTTTCTGGAATGCTCAACATATCACTACCAAATGTTGCTCTTAATTGAGTTCCACTAATATTTTTACCATTTACTTTTAATTGCATTTCAGGTGCAACTA